TTGCTAGATTAAATGAATATTCTGACAATGCACGTTTTAGTGGGTCAGGGTTAACACTTAAAGTGAGAGGATTAGTATGAGCTTTACAAACTTTTTAGAAACAGAAATATTAGACCACGTTTTTGCAGGTGCGGCTTACTCAGCTCCCGGCACACATTACTTAGGATTATTTACATCAGCACCGGGCGAAGCTGGTGGTGGTACTGAGTTGTCAGGTAGTGCATATGTAAGAAAGTCAGTTGCATTTACTACATCAGGTAATACAACATCGAACAATGCGGCTATTGAATTTCCTACAGCTACAGGTTCATGGGGAACAGTTACTCATGTTGGTGTATTTGATGCATCTTCATCAGGAAACTTAATGGCTTATGCGGCTTTATCGTCAAGTAAAGCTATTGCTACTGGTGATGTATTTAGAGTACCATCAGGTGACTTAGATATTACGCTAGACTAATTTAACAATTAGTTTCTGACGTGTCGACTGTAAATGCTACAGCGTATTCGTATGGAACGAGTACATATGGTTCACATGAATATGGTGAGGATTCATTACCAATTGTAATATATGGTAATGCTAGTAGCTCTACGTCTGCACAAAAAATTCTTGTTTCAGGTGCAATATCAGCAGGTGCTTCAGGATTTGCGGCGATAGGTGGATTTACAGCCGCAGGTATTTCACAGATAAATGCTACGTCTACTACTACTTGTAGTGGGCAGGTAGTTGGTGAAAGAAGTGCTACAGTAACTGGTTCGGCTACAGTTACACAAACAGGTAATGCAACATTTGTTTCAGGAACAATTAATGTCACAGCTTCTGCAAGTGTAACAGCTTCAGGAGAAGAGTTTGTATTAGAAGAAACAGATGCATTAGGTTACGGAACGTATCTTTATGGTGTAGGTGTTTTTGATTTATCTAACTTACAAACTGTAATATCAGCAACATCTAGTGTGGCATGTGTTGGTACATTAGTTAAAATTGCAAGTGCTACAGTAAGTGCATCATCTACAACTTCTGCAAGTGGTCGTAGAGTACCTGAAGGTTCTGCAATAGTTAATGGTTCTTCTACTACTACTGCAACGTCTACAGGTAATGGCACACGAATCAGAACAAGCACAGCAATTTCAACAGCAACAGCAAGTATTAGTGCTGTAGCTTTAAGAGTAAATTTCCATAGTGCTACTTCTGCTTCGACTTCTACAATTACTGCTAATAGTATCAATGTAAAACAAGGTGTAATTTCTGTAACACCAAACAGTAGTGTTGTTGCCAATGGTGTTGCAAATATGGTTGGAGCTTCTACTATTGTTAGTGCAGTTTCAATTAGTGCAAATTCTAGACGTGTGCCAGAAGGCTCAGTATTAGTAGAAAGTAGCTCAACTACCACAATTAATACAACAGGTAATGGTACACGAGTACGACTAGGAAGTGCTGTTGCAAATCCTGAAACTACTATAACAGCAAATGCAAGTCGAGAACGTAGCGTGGGTATTACAATTAATGCCTCTGCAAGTGTAGCAATTAATGCAGTTACAGTAATTGTTGTAAGCTCTACGTTAACAGCTTCATCTACAATAGCAAGTATATGTAATCGAGTAAGATTTGGTTCAGGCACACCAATTGCTAACGCTAGTATTGCTGTACTAGGATTTGCTACAAGAGGTGGTATAGCATCAACGACAAGCTCTGCATCATTAGGTGCAGATTCTACAAGAGTTAGAGAGTCAGGAGCTGTTTCAGCAGGTGCAACAGTCATAGCTTCAGTAGGTGAAGTAATTGAACAAGGTTCAGCAACAATTAATGCTTCGTCTACAACAACAGCAGACTCTGAAAAAATACTTTTATCAGGTGCTTTAATTGGTGGTGCTAGTGTAACTACAAGCATATTTGAAAGGATTAGTACAGCTACAATAATTATTAATGCTTCAGCTTCTATTACATCAAGTGCAACGAGAGTTAGAGAAGGCGATACATCATCAAATAACACACATACAATTGATGTAACTGTAGCTAGTGTTAGTGGCTCTAACAAATACTTTATTGATGGTGTGCAACAAAAAACATTACAATTGTACGAAGGAAACACCTATGTATTTAATTACCCATCAGCACATCCTGTAAGATTTTCAACAACATCAGATGGTACACATAGTAGTGGAACAGAATATACAACTGGTGTTACGCATAACTCATCAACACAATCGACTATTGTTGTAGCAGATGGCACACCTGATTTATTTTATTATTGCCAACATCATGCAGGAATGGGTGGTTCATCAACAACTCCAAACAATTTCACAAGGTCAAGTGCTACAAGTGATGCAGAAAAAATACAGCAAGGACAAGCAATCACACAACCTGTATCAAGCTTTACAGCCATAATAAATAGAGTGCAAAATACATCAGGAGTTGTAAGTGTTACATCAGGAACTGCTACAATAGGTAGAGAAAAATGGGAAATTATTACTAATGATTCTGTAACATGGACACAAAAGAGTGTAAATTCAGTTACATGGACACAAATAGCGGCTTAATATGGCATTAATACCTTTAGACATACCACCGGGTCAATACAGAAATGGAACAGACTTTCAAGCATCAAATAGATGGAGAGATGCTAGTTTAGTAAGATGGCATGATGGTTCTATGAGACCTGTTGGTGGATGGACAACTAGAAAAACTAGTGCATTTGCATCAGCACCTAGAGCAATGCTATCATGGCTTGATAACTCAAGTGACTCGTATTTAGCTAGTGGTACGTATAACAAACTTTATTATGCAAATCCTTCAAGCACAGTATACGATATAACACCATCAGGATTAACAGCAGGTAATTTAAATGGTTCACTTACTCTAGGCTATAGTGGTGGTTTTTATGGTCAAGGTAATTGGGGTTCACCTCCAACAAGCACAGGTGTTTATCAAGAAGCTACAACATGGTCATTAGATACATGGGGTGAATACCTAATGGCATGTTCATCAAAAGATGGCAAGATATATGAATGGCAATTAAACACAGGAGTTGTAGCACAAGTAGTAGCTAATGCTCCAGTAAATAATAAAGGTTTAGTAGTAACAGAAGAAAGGTTTGTATTTGCACTTGGTGCAGGTGGCAATCCTCGTAAAGTGCAATGGTGTGACCAAGAAAATAATACATCATGGACACCTAGTGCTACAAACCAAGCAGGTGATTTTGAATTACAGACTGTTGGTCAAATTATGTTAGGTTTACGTATGAGAGGTAGAACTCTTATCTTAACTGACAATGATGCACACGTTGCTAGTTATTCAGGCGCACCATTCGTATATGGATTTGAAAGAATAGGTACAGCCTGTGGTGTTGCATCAAGACGTGGTGCTGTAGCAATTGATGAAGGTGCATTTTGGATGGGCAAAAAAGGATTTTTTACATTTGATGGCTCAGTTGCAAAAGAAATAGCATGTGAAGTATCAGACTACGTGTTTGATGACATGAACCCTTCACAAATAAGCAAAGTTTATGCATTACACAACTCGCAACACAGCGAAATATGGTGGTTTTATCCATCAGGAACAGCAACGGAGAATGATAGATATGTGGCATTAGATTACAAAGAAGGTCATTGGACTACTGGTGAATTAGATAGAACAGCAGGAGTTGACCAAGGTGTGTTTACTAATCCAATATGGGCAGATGCTAGTGGCAATCTTTACAATCAAGAGACAGGTTACACACATGGCACTACAAGACCTTACGCAGAATCAGGCTCTATTAGTCTTGGCAATGGTGATAGCATTATGAAAGTAACACAACTTATACCTGACGAAAAAACGCAAGGACAAGTAGAAGTTACATTTAAGACACGTTTTTATCCTAATGATAGTGAAACATCACATGGTGCGTTTACACTTGTTAATCCTACAGATGTACGCTTTCAGGGTAGACAAGTGCGTATAAAAGTACAAGGAACTGGTAATGACAATTGGAGGTCAGGAGTAATGCGTATAGAAGCCAATCCGGGAGGTAGACGATGAGTGTACAGACACCTCCACCGCCATTAGGCAAAGATTGGAAGCCATGGGGTGAGCGATTAAATACGTTTATTACAACTACTAGAAACAAATTACAATTTTATAATGCAGATAGTAAAGCTACACAAGATGGCATTATTATGTGGGATGAAGCTCAGGACTGCCCTGTAGTTTCTAAAAATGGAGCTTGGATTAGGATAAAATTAGACCCAT